ATGGATCTGCTCCAGGTTCAGACCTGAATAAGGATCTTGGATTAGTCCTCAACTATTACAGTGGTTCTGCTAAAAAGGCAGCAGTTTACTGGGATGACAGCACTAGCAGAATTGCTTTTGCTGATGATGCAACCGAAGCAGCAAGTGTTATTACTGCTACCACTTATGCAACAATTCTTGCTGGTGGATTAGAAATTAATAATGCTTGCACTGGTGGCACTGATGAAGTTATTTCTTGTGTCGGTGGTGAACTTGCTCTCAGCAACATCGTTGTTGATGGTGGTTTATTCGTCTGATAGTCAATTAAGACTCATTTAAAGTTAATAAATAGGGGAAGAGAAATCTTCCCCTTTTTTTATGAATGAGCAAGAACTTAAGAATATTATCGTTGTTTATCAGCAAAAATTAAATGAATTAATAGCACAAAATATTGCATTAGAAGCAAAAATAATGAGTGCAAATCAAGCAATTGAAGTTTTAACAAAAAAAATAAACGAATTAAACACAGCAGAACAATCAAAATCAAAAAGAGTAAATAAAAATTCTGATGAGTTTTAAATTCATCTAAATAATAAAAACAACTGATATATATCAGTTTAATTTTTAAGGTAAATACCTAATATGTGGAGAATCGTGAATGGCAGCACCTATAATTAAAATAAAAAGGTCGGCAGTTCCTGGTAAAAAGCCAACTTTAGAGCAATTATCTTTAGGGGAATTAGCTCTTAATACTGATTCTGGTGAAATTTATGTTCGCAGAGAAAGAGAAAGTGCGGTTGGAATCAATTCAGATATTGTTTCAGTAAGTGCCGGAACAACAGTTACAAATATTTTATATGTTACAACAGATGGAAACGACTCCAATACAGGAAGAAAACTTGGAGACGCAAAAAGAACAATCGGAGCAGCACTTGAATCAGCAACAACAGGAACAGTTGTTAAAGTTAGTGCTGGATCTTATCTAGAAAATAATCCATTAATAATTCCAGAGCAAGTCTCAATCGTTGGTGACAGTTTAAGAGAAGTATCAGTATCTCCACAAAATGCAAATCAAGACTTGTTTTATGTTTCTAATGGAAACTATATTGCAGAGATGTCTTATACGGGCACACTAAATTCTGGAAAAGCAATCTTTGCATTTAATCCAGATAAAGTAGGATATTTCAATCAATCTCCATATATTCAAAACTGCACAAACTTTATTCCAAATAGTATTGGTTTAAAGATTGATGGTTCTAAGGCAATAGGGCCATTAAAATCAATGGTTCTTGATTCATACACTCAATATAATCAGGGAGGAATTGGTTGTTCTATTACTAATGAAGGATATGCCCAATTAGTTTCACTTTTTACAATTTGTGATGATATTGCTGTTTATTGTGGATCTGGTGCTGCTTGTGATCTAACAAATTCTAACTCTTCTTTTGGAAATTATGGTTTAGTTGCAGACGGAGTTGGCCCAAGAAAGTACACAGGAATTATTACATCACAAGCAAATGCAAATTCAGATACTTTTGTTTTGGATTTAAATGTTCCAACTCTTGAAGTAACAAATGCTCTTTACAATAATGTAACAGGTCTCACGACAATTACTGTAGGAACAAATCATAATTTTAGTGTTGGAATGGGTGTTTCAATTGTTGGATTAGCATTTACTTGTTCATCGGGACCTGGAATTGTAACTTATCCTTCAGGAAATAAAGGATATATTTTTGAAGTTGTTGGTACTCCATCTCCAAATTCTTTTGAAGTTTATGTTGGTGTTTCTACACTTCAGCATACTTATTCTTCAGGAGGAACCGTTAAAATTAATGTTTCTAGACCTTTTGATGGGCAAGTAGTTTATTTTGAAAATCTTTATTATACTGTTGGAAGTGTCACTGTAAGTTCTGGTGGCACTGGATATACTGGAAATGCTGATGTGACGATTGGTTCTCCTGAACCATCTTGGGGAATCTCTGCAACTGCAGTGGCAGAAGTTAAGAATGGTTCTGTAGTTTCTGTTGAAATGGTATCCAGTGGAAGAGGATATGGATCAACTCCACCAAATGTAACTTTCAGTTCTCCTAATGTTGGAGAAAACTCTGCTACAGGAATCGCAAATCTGATTCCAACATATTATGTAATTCAAAGTTCAACACCAGTTTCTGTAGGTATTTGTACAATTACTCTTACTGATAATGTTCCTTATATTGTAGGTGTTGGAACTACTGTCCCCTTCTTTAAACAAAGTCGTGTATTAGCATCAGGACATTCTTTTGAATATATTGGATCTGGAACAAATATTGCATCTGCTCTTCCAGCAGCTGGCGGAGTTGCGATTCAAGCAAATGAAACTGATGTTAGAAATGGTGGATTAGTTGTATATACATCCACAGATCATTCTGGTAATTTTAGAATTGGTGATGGAGTGATTGTAAATCAACAAACCGGAACTATTTCTGGAACATTTTATTCCAAGAGTTTATTTTCATCTATCACACCATTCATACTCGCATTAGGAGGGGACTAAAAAATGGCATTAGCATTAAATGTATTTCAAACAGTTACCGCAGTTGTTGGTATAGCATCAACAGAAATTTATACAGCGCCAGTTGGATATACTGGTGTAGTTCTCTTAGCACAAGTTGCAAATGTTGGAGCATCTTCACACGATATAACTCTTATTCATCGTAGAAGTTCTACTGATACTGAAATGTTAAAGAATTATCCAATTGCCGCAAATGATACTGCAAATCTTCTTTCTGGAAAATTGGTTCTTGAGGCAGGAGATAAATTGGTGTTATCGGGTAGTAATGCAACTAATTTGAAATTTATTGCAAGTATTTTAGAAACTCTCAACTAATATAAGAAAATGGCAAAAGGATATCTCAGTAATCGTCAAAAAAATTTAAAACTTGGCATTAGTTCTTATACAGAAAATAATACTGTATTAGAGGTTATTGGGAAAGTTGGTATTGGAACTACAAATGCATCGTCAAAACTTCACGTTATTGGTGATGTTCAAATTACAGGAGTTACTACTCTAAACAAACTTGATGTCAATCAATTATCACCGGATGGATCTGATTTTGGAACATTTCAATATGTTCCAGTTGCAAATAATAGTGGTGGATGGAGTTGGCAACCACTCACAAGTGCTGGTGGTGGAACTTTAAGTGGAATTAATATTTTAGATAATGGAGTTATTGTAGGAACTGCAGGAAGCATTTCATCTTTAGATTTTGGAACTAATATTGTTGCCACCGCAACTCCTGGTGGATCAATTTCAACTATTAATCTTTCTGAAAATTTAGAATTAATTAGTTTAAATAATTCTGGTATTTCTTCATTTGGATTTTTTCAAGATGAACAAACTCTTACAAGGAATGCAACCTTAGCCGATAATGTAAAATATTACACACTACATAGTAAAATTATTGTAGGATCTGGTACTACTTTAACTCTTGGTGCAGGAACTACAATTGTAGTGGATAGACTCAATAATCTTGATAATATCAAGGCACTTTCTCTAGTATCCTCTGGTATTGTTACAGCTCTAAATTTTAGTTCATCTTCTGATTTAGTATTAAAAGAGAATATTTCTCTTATTGAAAATCCAATTGAAAAAATAATGAAAATTGATGGAGTTAATTTTTATTGGAAAAATAATAAAGAACAATCAATGGGCGTTATTGCTCAACAGATTGAGAAAGTTTTACCTGAGTTAGTTTCGGATTCGCATTTTGGAAAAACTGTAAATTATAATGGACTTATTGGATTGTTAATAGAGGTTGTAAAAGAACAGCAAAATCAAATTGATGATCTCAAAAAATCTACTCAAAAGAGTACTCGTAAAAAAAACACAAATAAATAATTTAAAGATTATTCTAAAAAAATGTCAGAAATAGTAGTAGATAAAATTTCTAGTTCATCGGGAACATATAATATTGATTTAACCAATGGACTTTCTTCAACTGATGCAGCTTTTACTGGTATTGTAACAGCAACTTCATTTGCTACTGGTAGTCAAGGTTCTGCTATTATTATTGATAGTACTAGTATAACTGGACCTTCCACTATTACTCTTGATCCTGCAGCAATTGGTGATAATACTGGTAAAGTCTTAATTAAGGGTGATCTTCAGGTTGATGGAAATACGACGACAATTAGTTCTACAACAATTACAATTAATGATAAAAATATTCAGATTGCTAATGGGGCAATTGATGATGCAACAGCTGACGGTGCTGGATTTACTGTAAATTCCGGAGAAGGAAATAAAACTTTTCAATTTAATGATGCAACAGATGCATTTAAATCTAATATTTCTCTAGATGTTGCTTCGGGTCAAGTTTACAAAGTTAATGGTACTGAAGTTCTTTCTGCAACTGGATTAGGAACAGAAATTATTAATTCTTCACTAACTTCCGTTGGAACTCTCATCAAACTTGATGTTGGTAATGTAAATTCTACAGGTATTGTAACTGCTTCTGGTGGTTTCTCAGGAAACGTTACTGGCAATGTAACCGGTAATGTTATTGGAGATGTAACGGGCACAGCAACAACTGCAACAAATGCTGTACAACTCCAAACAGCAAGAACAATTAGTTTAACTGGTGACGTAGTTGGTGAAGTTTCATTTAATGGCACTTCAAATGTCTCAATTGCAGCTACTATTCAACCAAATTCAGTCGGACTCGGAACAGACACAACTGGTGATTATGTTGCTACAATTGCTGACTCTGGTTCTTCAGATATTGTAGTTAGTAATTCTGGAACAGAAACTGCTGCGGTAACTCTTGGACTTTCAACAACTGGTGTTGCTGCTGGTTCATATGGTTCTGCTTCTGCAATTCCTACATTCACTGTTGATTCAAGAGGACGTTTAACTACTGCTGGATCTGTTAATGTTGCAACTGCATTAACTGTTACTGGTGATTCTGGTTCCGAAATCATTAATCTGGGTAGTGAATCTTTATCAATTTCTGGTGGAACCAACCTAACCTCATCTGCTGCATCTAATACAGTTACTATTAATCTTGATGATAACATTTCTCTTACGAGTGTTGTTGCATCAGGTATTGTAACTGCTACCAGCGGATTTGTAGGAGATTTAACTGGTACTGCTACGACTGCAACAAATCTTTCAAATGCTGCTAATATAACAACAGGAACTATAGACGATGCCAGATTACCTGATTTAATTACATCAAATATTAATATAACATCTGGAGTAAGTACATTTGCAACTATTCAGGCAACAACATTTGAAGGATCTTTTACTGGAACTGCTACGACAGCTTCAGTTGCAACTTACGCAATTCTTGCAGGTGTATCAACATCAGTTATTGGTGGTATTAGTTCCGTCACACAACTTCAAGTAACTGGAATTTCTACATTCACTAATGGACCAGTATTAATTGGTTCTGGAACTTCAACAGGAACTGAGTCACAATCACTTCAAGTAACTGGTGGTGCTTATGTTTCTGGTTCTATTGGTATTGGAACCACAAATTCAACATATAAATTACAAGTAAAGGGGCAGACATTACTAGGTGGAAACTCTGCCGATGCATATCTTGCCATATATGATGATAATGGTGGATCTAATATTTCTCTTGAAGCATACAATCTCGCAAATACTGTAAAGAAAGATATCACACTAAATTCATATGGTGGGAATGTTGGTATCGGAACCACAAATCCAATATCAGCACTTCACGTTATTGGTGATACAAGAATTTCTAATGATATCTATGTAGATACAATTAGAAGAAATACTGATAATAGTACAAATACAAAGATTGCACTTGATGCAGGATCTTTAAAGTTATATGCTGGTAATGGAGTCACACCAAGAGTTACAATTAATGGCGGGGTTGGAATTAATACAGATTTAAATGTTACTGGTGTAATTACAGCATCAAGTTTCTCTGGTAATGCCTCAAGTGCGACTTATGCAACGACTGCTGGTGTTGCAACAACACTTCAAAATGCAAGAACATTTGAAATCACTGGTGACGTTGTTGCCTCCGCAATTAGTTTTGATGGTTCTGGTAATGTCTCATTAGCAGCAACAATTCAACCAAATTCAGTTGGACTTGGTACTGATACCACTGGTGATTATGTAAGAGATATTACTGGAACTTCTAATCAAATTACAGTTACTTCTGGAACTGGTGAAAGTTCAACACCAATTCTAAGTCTTCCAACAAATTTAATTGCTCCACAAGATTTAACGATTACAAGAGATCTTCAAGTTAATCGTAATTTAAATGTAACAGGGAATATTACTCTTGGTGGAACAACTGCATTCATTAATGTTCAAGAATTAGTAGTTAGTGATCCTGATATTATTCTTGGGTATAGGACTGATTTAAGTGGTAATGATTCTTCAAACGATAATACTGCTAATCACGGTGGTGTTGCTCTTGCATCAACAGAAGGTACTCCATTAGTTAATCTTGTTGTTTCTGGTATTGAAACTGCACCTGCCACATATAAGAAAATTATGTGGTTTAAGGAAGGTACTTTTGCTGGACTTGGAACTGATGCTTGGTTAATTAACTATGCTGTTGGTATTGGAAGCACTCAATTCCCAACAGGAACTCGTCTTGCTGCTGGTTCAGTTCAGTTTACTGAAAATGATTTAGCAGTTGTTAGAAATATTAATGCAAGTGGTATTATCACTGCAACTAGTGGATTTGTAGGAAACTTAACTGGTAACGTAACGGGTAATATCAATTCCTCCGGAGTTTCTACAATTTCTTCATTGAGTGCAACTAACATTAATGCTTCTGGTATTGTTACAGCATCAAGTTTTGTAGGTGCTCTTACTGGAACCGCAACCTCAACTACAAATATACCAAATCTAACTGGTGCTATTACATCTAATAACACCACAACATCATTAGGTTCCTTTACATCAGAACAATTAGCAACAGCACTTACTGATGAAACTGGTACTGGTGCTAATGTATTCGCAACAAGTCCTACATTAGTCACTCCAGTATTAGGAACTCCAAGTTCTGGTACTCTTACTAATTGTACTGGATTACCAATCAGTGGATTAACAGCATCTACTTCAACTGCATTAGGTGTAGGTTCTATTGAACTTGGTCACGCAACAGATACTACAATTTCCAGAGTTTCTGCTGGTGTAGTCGCAATTGAAGGTGTTAATGTCGTTACTGTGTCTTCAACAGATACATTAACCAACAAAACTTTAACATCTCCAACATTAACAACACCTAATATTGGTGCTGCTACGGGTACTTCATTAACTCTGAGTGGAGTTTGCACAGCAACAGACTTCAACTCAACATCTGATAGAAACCTTAAGGAAAATATCAGACCAGTTGAAGGTGCCTCTGAACTTGTTTCCAAACTTGAAGGTGTACACTTCACCTGGAAGTCAAATGGACAAGAAACCGTTGGTGTGATTGCTCAACAAATTGAAGAGCATTTACCACAACTTGTTCAAACTGGTGAGGATTACAAGTCCGTCAATTATAACGGTTTGATTGGTGTTCTAATTGAAGCTGTCAAGGAGCAAGGTACTCAAATTGCTGCCCTTCAAACAGAAATCAAAGAACTTAAAGCAGAAATAAATACTCTTAAGGATAGGATTGGAGAATGAGTGTAAGTCAAAACTTCCCAGATGAAGGACCAAGTTTATCTTTAAACTTTGCTGGTGCAGAAAAATTAGATTCACGCATTACTTTCACAAGAAGTAGCAGTGGAACTTATCTGGATCGTAATGGATTGGTTGTAACAGCACCAGCAAATTCTCCAAGATTTGAACATTCTTATAATGGAAGTAATGTTGAAAGTTTAGGGTTGTTGATTGAAGAAAGTAGAACTAATTTGGTTACTTATAGTGAACAGTTTGATAATGCTGTTTGGAGTAAAGTAAATGCAGGAATTACAACAAACACATCAGCAACGACTGCACCAGATGGAAGTAATAATGCAGATTTACTCTTACCCAATACTACTAATGCTCAACATAGACTGGATCAATCCCCAACAAGTTCAACAACCACACAAGTGTTCAGTGTTTATGCAAAATCTGGTGGGTATAACTTTGTTGGATTAAGGATAGGAAGTATAGGATCATCTTTTGATTTATCAACTGGTGAAGTATCCTCATCATCAGCTGGATCGGTTGGTTCAATACAAAATGTCGGTAATGGATGGTATAGATGTTCTATTGTAGTATCCGGTGCTCTATCAAATGATATATCTAGAATTAATGTTACAACTGCAGTAAGTCCAAGTTCATCTTTTGCAGGTGACGGAACATCAGGTATCTATATCTGGGGTGCTCAACTAGAAGCAGGAGCATTCCCAACCTCCTACATCCCCACAGTAGCATCAACAGTCACCAGAAGTGCCGATAATGCTTCTATGACTGGAACTAACTTCAGTAGTTGGTATAATCAAACAGAAGGAACTATCTTAACTAACATAAAATATGATGGAGCACCAATCAGTGGTGTAATGAATAGAATTGCATTTTATCTTCGTGGTACTGGATCCGCAAATACTTGGCATGGATGGTGGGAGTCAGTAAATACAGGAGGAACAATTAATTACAATGGAACTAGTTTTGATGCCACATTAATTCAATCCGGAACTACAATTTCTCAAGGTAGTAGAGTAAAACTTATAAGTGCCATTAAAACAAATGATTTTGCATTTTCTCAAAATGGAGGAACAGTTCAAACTGACACATCAGTAATTTTACCCATTACTCATACAATTATTGATATTGGAAATTCTGGTGGTGGTAATTACATTAACGGAACCATCTCCCAACTTCTCTACTACCCAAAACGTCTCACAAACTCCCAACTTCAAAACCTCACGAAGTAAAATGTCAATATCACAAAACTTTCCAAGTACTCGTCCTTCTTTAAATCTAAACTTTGCACGTTCGCAGAAGTTAGATCCACGCATTACATTCACTCGTAGTTCTTCTGCGACTTATACTGGTGGTGATGGATTGATTAAGAGTGCTGCGACTGATACTCCAAGATTTGATTTTAATGCAACAACTGGTGAGTGTTTAGGTTTGTTGATTGAAGAGAGTAGGACTAACATATTATTGCAATCAACAACTCCCGATAATTTAGTTTCTCCTTGGGGCAAAGGTGTAAATACTACAAGAATTGGAGTTACAACAGCACCAGATGGAACAAATACTGCAGTTTATTTTTCTGGTGATGGAAGTCAAGCAAACATATTTGTAAGTCAGGGAGTCAATTTAAATGCAAATACAACTTATACTTGTTCTGTCTGGGCAAAATTAATTAGTGGAAGTGTTCCAACTGCAGGAAATATAATTTCTGCATCATTTCACAATGGAACTGCCCTTACAAGATCAAACGTTGCTTTTAACAGCAATTTAACAACTGAATGGAAGAGATTTAGCACAACATTTACAAATGTTACAGCACAAACGGGAGTCAGTATGTTTTTTCTTGCTGATCAAAATAATACAGCACAAATTGCAATATGGGGTGCTCAATTAGAAACCGGAGCATTTGCAACCTCCTACATCCCCACAGTAGCATCAACAGTCACCAGAAGTGCTGATAATGCTTCTATGACTGGAACAAACTTCAGTAGTTGGTATAATCAAAGTGAAGGTAATGTTACTTGTTCTGGAAGATTTTTATATATAAATCCACCTACTTTTGGGCAGATATTATGGGCAATTGGTGATAGTTCAACATTTAATGAAAGTATGTATGTTGTTAATGATAGTGGATCAACTGGTATTGGATTTAATATGATTGATGGTGGAGTTAATCAGTTTGCAGTTGGTAGTTCAACAATAACAGCAGGAAGTTTTAATAAAATTTCAATTTCTTATAAAACAAATGATTCCGCAGGATCTTTCAATTCATCCACTCCAACAACAGATACTTCTTGCACTTTACCGACAGTTAATAGTTTAAAAATTGGAAATGCATCTTGGGGAACATTCAATCCACTCAACGGAACCATCTCCCAACTCTCCTACTACCCAGTCCGTCTTACTAACTCTCAATTACAAACCTTAACTAAATAGTCAAAAAAACATTATGACGTACACCACATATTTCCTTAAGTTTGCTTCACAAGAAGAAGCAGAAACCAAACTAGAAGAAGTAGGATACAAAACAACTTATACTGACTTAGACGAAACAGAAAGAGTTGTTTATCGCATTCCTGATGTTCCTGGTGATATTGATATTGTTGGTGAGATTTACAATAATGATGGTGTTTATGCAACTGGTGAAGATGGTTTCCCAGTTGTAGTCACAGAACCAACAAAGAAGGAAGGATTTCATATTAACATTATTACCAGTGGAGAACTTCCAGAAGAACTTGGTGGTTATACTGTAACACCACAAAATCCTTATAGAGTTTTTGCTTGAACTAAATAATAAAAACTACCTAGTATATACGAGGACGGTAGATGGCAATTAAGATTTCGGGTACTACTGTAATTGATGACAGCCAAGGTTTAAGAATTACTGGCATCTCAACTTTTACAAACGGACCAGTTTTAGTAGGATCAGCAACATCAACAGGAACCGCATCACAACCACTTCAAGTTACTGGTGGTGGTTATGTTTCTGGCAATCTTGGAGTTGGTAATACAAATCCAGCATCAAATACACAAGTTGCAATTGCTGGAACATTAGGTATTAGTGAAGTTGGAGGTGCTGGAACCAGAACATTAATATCATCAAGTGGTAATGGATTTGTATTAAATCATAACGATAATAGCAATATTAATATTCAATCACAAGGTTCAAATAGACTTGCTTACCAATTTTCCAGTAATAGTTGGGTTATTCCTGCTACTGGAACCTCGTTAGTTATAGGGACAGGTTCTACAACAGGAACAGCATCACAACCACTTCAGGTTACTGGTGGTGGTTACTTTAGTAGTTCTGTTGGTATTGGTTCAACAAATCCAACATCCACTCTATCTGTTGGTGGAACAATCACAGAACTTTATGCAGGTCAATACTGGAACCTAGTATCTCAGGCAGATATTGGTATTGGTGCATCTCAAGTTCCACTTAATCAGTATCTAGGACAACTTGCATTCCTTGATTCTTATTCTCCATCAGGACTTAGAAGAGATGGTGGAGGTGCTGATGATGTTACTGTAAATAGTAGTGGTTTTGTTGGAGTCGGAACCACTAATCCAACATCGTTACTCACAGTTCAGGGTGGTGGTTTATTTACTGGCATTATTACAGCAAGAAATGCTGTAACACAAGACTCCATTTCATTGAATGGACGTGCTGGTGGAACATCAAGTTTCAATCTTTCTCTTACACCAACAACACTAGGGGCATCAAGAACCGTAACATTCCAAGATGTTAGTGGAACTGTTTATGTATCTGGTGGAACTGATGTAACTCTTGCTGATGGTGGTACTAATGCTTCATTAACGGCAGTTAATGGTGGAGTTGTATATTCTACTTCATCAGCAATGGCAATTACTGCTGCTGGGTCTGCTGGACAAGTATTAACTTCCAATGGTGCTGCTTCTCCTACATGGAGTACACTTAATGCAAGTCCAATTACTGTTTGCTGTACTTCTAACTTCCTCTCTTGTAACACTTCTGCTACAAACATTGATACTAAGTCTCCTCCATCTAATAACTTCTTCCTGGGATGTAATGCAGGATCTTCTATATACACTGGATCTTCTAATATCTTTTTAGGTCCTAATGCTGGTACGTCCAACCAGTCTGGTTCTAATAATGTCTTTTTAGGATGCAACTCAGGTTGTTTAATTACTGGTGGTTGCAATGTTGTTATTGGTGGATTTACTGGAACTGGATTTGTCAGCTGCACCAACCATATCTTCTTATCTGATGGTGCAGGAAACAATAGAGCCCAATTTAATGGTTCTGGTGCATTTGGTCTCAATGGTGCTAATTATGGTACTGCAGGTCAGGTATTAACTTCAAATGGAACTGCCGGTGCTCCTACATGGCAAGCAGCTTCTGGAGGATTAACACTTACTGATGATACTTCAACAAACGCAACCAGATACATTCCTATTACCAGTGCAACTTCTGGATCTGTATCAACAGTAAATGTATCATCAACAAAACTTCAATTCAACCCATCAACTGGAAATCTTTCAGCAACACAATTCACATCACTCTCTGATGTGACCCAAAAAACAAATATTCAACCAATAGAAAATTCAATTGAACTTACAAAACAACTTCAAGGTGTAAGATTTGATTGGATAGATAATAATAAACCATCACTTGGTTTGATTGCTCAAGAAGTTGAGAAGGTTCTTCCAGAACTTGTAGAAACGAGTGCTGATGGAACAAAATCAGTATCTTATGGAAACATCGTTGGTGTATTGATTGAAGCAATCAAGGAACAACAAGTTCGTATTGAAGAACTGGAGAGAAAGTTAAAACAATAAAATGTCGGATTTAAAAAATTTAATATTTTATGGAAATGATATAAATCAAATTATTTCCATAAAGAAGTATATTGATGATGAAAATATTAAAACAAAGTTATTTAATGTACGTACAAAACAAAAATTTATAAAAGAACAAAGAGATTGCGAAATTGTTTGGATTTCTAAAGATAAAAAAAATATAATCAGTTCTTTTCTAAAAAATCTTGTAAAAAATATAAATCAAGATAATTGGAAATTTAAACTTTCTGATTGGCAAACTAATATGCAATATACTAAATATTGTAATTTTGGACATCATTATGATTGGCACACTGACGTATTAGATAATTCTGATCCTAATTTAAAAAGATTAATAACTATAATTTATTGCCTAACACCAAAAAATAATTATAAGGGATGTAAATTGGAAATTAAATATGATAATGAAATTTTTTCAAAAAAATTAGATGAAGGTGATTATGTTGTTTTTCCTTCAAACTTGATTCATAGAGCAACACAACTTATATCTGGTGAAAGAGAAGTTTTAGTTGGTTGGTACGGATAATGAATAAAAAAATTACAATATTAACAGAACCATTTCCACATTTAATTGCTGAAAACTTTTATGATGAAGAAGAGTTAAAACTAATTTGGGAAGTGCTTGATTCAATAACAGAAGAGCAAAAGTTTTTACCTCCAGGACATGTTCATGGAGCATCTGCTGTTAAAGATGATAAGGTAGTTTTTCTCACGAATCATAAGGCAATACGATTAAACGATTTTTATAACCAACAACCATATTCAAATATTTTTAAATTATTTAAAAAAAAAATTGATCATCAATTTATAAGTTCTTTTGTTGATAGATTTCCACAATTTTTGAGTTTATTGGATTTAGAAAATTCTCACTGTCTAGTAAAAGCAAGATATTATGCTAATGGAGAGTATTATAAACCTCATACTGATTATAGAAGTAATTATGCAATATTTACTTATTTCAACAAACAACCAAAAAAATATACGGGAGGAGAATTATATTTCCCACAATATGGAAACTATCACTTTAAATGTGAACACAATACTATAATTCTTACTCCAGCATATGTAAAACATTCTGTCAAAAAAGTAAATATAGGACAAGAAGATTATAATAATAATTTTGGAAGGTATGCAATTACTTATTTTATTGGTATGATACCTTCACCAATGTATCCAGAACTTTCAAATAAATGGAAAATAAAAGAATGGGATGTTGAAAATGAATAATATTCATCAAATTTATCATACATCGCATTGTGGTTCAACTTTAATGTCTACTTTGTTGAGATTTTCTTCAGAAGTTTATTCAGAACCTCCTTGGTTGCATTCAATATTGACAGAAGAAGATTCTAAAAAAGAATTTTATAAAATCTTGAATGAAAGATCTGATTGTATAATTAAATTTCCAAGTATATATTGTTCTTTTTCTAATTTTTATCGTGGGAAAAAAGTATTTTTATACAGAAATTTAACTCATCATTTAATTAAAATTTTATCTTTAGAGAAAAAAAGAATTGAAAAAATAGTCTCTCAAGTTGATTTCTATGGTAACAAATGTCTGCATCCATTAGTTAAAGAACATTCTTTGGAATCCGATATTAAAAAAATTACAGCAATGTGGATGAGTAGAATATTATATCTAATGGAAGTTGAAGATGTTTTGTGGATTAAAAGTAATGATTTTTTTACAAATAAAAGAAAAACCTTAGATAGTGTTTGTGAACACTTTAATATTCCAAAAGTTGAAGATTTCTCTATTTCCGAATATTATGTAAAAGAAATTGGATTTAAACCGGGGATTGAAATTCCTTTGAGTAGTATTATCCCAGATACAAATAAAAAAAATTCTGTAGATTCTTCTTTTGGTATTATTAATGAAGATTGTGATATTAATTTTGATATTGAAACTATGGTCTTGTGGACTCAAGAAAATTTCCCATCAATTCCTTTTGATTTGCTTTAATATTTTGTATAAATAATCAAATAAATAAAAAAATTTATTATCAACGATAGTATAAATTAATATGCCCAACCAATTCTTATCCCCAGAGGGAGATTTAGAAACTTTTAACTATTTTGTAACAGAGTATTGGTTAATTGATCAATATATCGGTGATAAATTGTTTGTTTGGGGACCAAATAGTTTTGGAGCGTTAGGAAATAATACTTCTTCAAATGATGGTGGTAGTGTTTATCCAGTCACTACATTTGCAGGAGGAACCAACTGGAAACAAGTAAGTGCTGCAGGTCAACATACAGCAGCAATCAAGACTGATGGAACTCTATGGGTTTGGGGATCTAATAGTTATGCACAACTAGGAGGCAATACATCAGTCAGTAGATCCACTCCAGTCACCACATTTGCAGGAGGAACCAACTGGAAACAAGTTTCTGCTGCGGGGTCCTCCGTGGCAGCAATCAAGACTGATGGAACTCTATGGACTTGGGGACGTGCTATTGATGGACAACTAGGAAACAACCTCGGCCGTCCTGGCGTAGGAATCGGAGTAGCTAGATCCACTCCAGTCACTACATTTGCAGGAGGAACCAACTGGAAACAAGTTTCTTGTGGTTCTAATGATTCTGTGGCAGCAATCAAGACTGATGGAACTCTATGGGTTTGGGGACGTAATTATAATGGACAACTAGGAAACAATGAAGGAAAATCTGGGTTTACAGCACTTAGTAGATCCACTCCAGTCACCACATTTGCAGGAGGAACCAACTGGAAACAAGTTTCTGTTGGAAGAGGTCATATGGCAGCAATCAAGACTGATGGAACTCTATGGATTTGGGGACTTAATGCTTATGGACAACTAGGAAACAATACAACTAGTACAAGTCAAACTGGTATATGCACTCCAGTCACAACATTTGCAGGAGGAACCAACTGGAAACAAGTGAGTTGTGGAGACAACTCTACAGCAGCAATCAAGACTGACGGAACTCTATGGGTTTGGGGACGTAATGCTATTGCAGAATTAGGAATCAATAATACAACCAATAGATCCACTCCAGTCACCACATTCGCAGGAGGAACCAACTGGAAACAAGTTTCTTGTGGAGGTTTTACATCAGCAATCAAGACTGATGGAACCTTATGGATTTGGGGACGTAATTATCGTGGAAATTTAGGAAATGGTAGATTTCAGTCTAGTGGATTTGATTGCACAACAACTCCAGTCACAACATTCGCAGGAGGAACCAACTGGAAACAAGTTTCTGTTGCGGGTAACGTAGCAGCAGTAACATCAGGAGAACAAATTGATATATTTGATCCTACTATATCAAGTGTGGCTCCACCACCACCACCAGCGCCACCACCACCACCACCTGGAGGAGGTGGCGATGATAACTAAAATAATTAATATAAATATTTAAAAAAAGTAAATATGGAATTCGCACTTATACACGATAATCAATTATTACTTGGTCCTATTGGATTTAATGTTCGTATGATCAATTCTGAATTGGAAGATTTAGAGTTGGACGATAGAATTTCTACGCAAAGTTATTCGCAAGTTCCAATTCATTTTTCTGATGGTCTTACCCATTTAGTTCCTGCTACAAAAACAATCCCAGATCACAATCCAAAATATCACAATGTTGGGAATTTTAATTGGGAAATCGTTGAAGATATTGAAGATGATATTGCAGTTGAAGTTAAATTTGTTTATCCAATTAATAATAAGTCATTAGATCAAATCAAAAATGAATATAAATCAGGTGTAAAACCAGAAAGACAAAGAAGAGAAAATACCACAGTTGGAGTTACTATTAATAATTCTGCAGTTACAGTATCTACAAGTAGAGAAAGTAGATTAGAATTTATTTCCAAACTTCTTGGTAATGAAGGTCCATACAATTTTAAGTTTGATAATGGAACTTGGGTAGAAATTACCAAAGCAGATTTGGAATCTATTATTTCACAGATTGATTTGAAAGTTCAAGAAGCATTTGATTGGGAACTTGCAAAACTTGCAGAGATTGATGCTTGCGAAAGTGCTGAAGCAGTTTATGAAATTGAGATTGTTCCACCTGCAGAAAGACCAGAAGGACCTGGATTAGTCTAATATGCCAACATTTAATTTTAAAACATCCAGTGGAACAGATTTAGGTAATCTTAATCTCGGTTGGATTACCAAAGATTACTTAATGTCTGTGTATCCACAGATTGCAAATCAGATGATTACTCCGGAGTTATGGACTTGGGGAGTGGGTGGTAATGGACAACTAGGAAACAATACAACAACCGATAGATCCACTCCAGTCACCACATTCGCAGGAGGAGCAAACTGGAAACAAGTAGGTTCTAGATATAATGTGGGTGCTGCAATCAAAACTGATGGAACCTTATGGACTTGGGGACGTAATTCTTATGCAATGGTAGGAGACAATACAGCAACCAATAGATCCACTCCAGTCACCACATTTGCAGGAGGAACCAACTGGAAACAAGTTTCGGTTGGAGCAAGAACACTATCTGCAATCAAAACTGATGGAACCTTATGGGCTTGGGGAACGAATGCTAATGGACAAGTAGGAGACAATACAACAACCAACAGAACCACTCCGGTCACCACATTCGCAGGAGGAACTAATTGGAAACAGGTTGATAATGGATATTTTCATACAACAGCAATAAAAACAGATGGAACCTTATGGACTTGGGGACATAATTCTTATGGTCAAATAGGAAACAATACATCAGGAACCAATAGATTAACTCCAGTCACAACATTCGCAGGAGGAACCAATTGGAAACAAGTTTC